AAGATGTCATTATTTAAAAATCCAAATGAACTTGAATTCGTAACCACAATTAAGATGATGGTTTACGGCCAGCCTGGAATAGGAAAATCCACGATGGCGCTTAGTGCACCAAACCCCGTTTTATTCGACTTTGACGGCGGTGTTCAGCGCGTGAACGTAGCATTCCAATGCCCTACACTCCAAGTGAAGAGTTGGGAGCAGGTGTCAGAAGCACTTGAAGAGTTGAAAAGCGGTTCTGTCAGTTGTCAGACTATTGTTATTGATACGGCAGGCAAGATGCTCGACTTCATGAGTGACTACATCATGCGTAAGGACCCAAAGATGCGTATGCGTGACGGCTCTCTTAGTCTAAAAGGCTATGGAGCACGAAAGGTGATGTTCGTAAACTTCCTGCGTGATGTGTCTATGATGGGCAAGAACATTGTCTTTGTAGCACATGAACGAGAAGACAAAGACGGAGAGACAAAGATTGTCCGCCCAGAGATTGGCGGTTCGTCAGCAGGTGACTTGATGAAGGAGTTAGACCTTGTTGGCTATGTTCAAGCAATCGGAAATGAGAGAACGGTATTTTGGACTCCACAGGAGAAGTTTTATGCGAAAAACACTTGCAACCTTCCTGCTTTTCAAAAGATACCTGTTATCATTGATGAAAAAGGCACAGTGACACATACCAACGATACATTGCAAAAAGTCTTTGATGCATACGCAAATAACGTGAAGAAGATTGAAGAGACACGTGCTGAATATCTTGATTTGTTGGCAGATATAGAATTGGCTGTTTCCAATGTTACTGACGCAGACACGGCTAACGAGTTTGTGAAGAATGTCATGTCCTCAAAGATTATTTGGGATAGCAAGATTCGAGCTCGTGAGTTATTCTCAGCAAGGGTAAAAGAGCTTAATCTTACTTATAATCCAAAGACGAAGAGTTATGAGCAGCCAGCAGCTTAAACCCAACTATGCTTTCTCTCCTTCCTTATTGAATGCCTTTCAGCGGATGCTCGATACCAAAGCAGAGGAATACTTCTACAAAGACGAGTCTGGTGCATGGCATTTGAATTGGAATGAGTCAGAGGGAGAACTCCACTTCTCGGAAGAAGAGGTGGAAGCCCTCTTGAAGCAGGAGTTCATCGACACGGTGAACAAAGTACCACAGCCACCATCTGAAGCAGCAAGCAAGGGAACAGCCTTCAATGAGATTGTTGATTGTATCGTGATGAACAGAAAACCCAAGCCCGACTTTATCATAGAATCATTGAGAGGATATGATATAAAGCGAGAAGAAGGAGCCGTTGATGAAGTTGGCAAACCAATCTATTACGACTATTGGTTTGAGCATATCAACAAGCCATGCATCTATGCTTCCGTGAATGGTTTTGAGTACTACTTCGATATGGATATGTGCAAGGAAATGGCAAGGTATTTCAAGGATTCCATTTGCCAGTTCTTCACAAAGTGTAACTTACAGACCTCGTTGGGAGTGGTGGAGATACACGGATTTATCGACTATCTGAGACGTTCGATAGTGTATGACTTAAAAACCACAAAGAAGTATTCGTTTGGTGACTATTCAAAGAATTGGCAGAGATATGCCTATCCGTTCATGCTGATTGAATCCGGATTGATGAACGATGTCGATTTGTTTGAGTTCACCGTGAATGTGTTGAAAGGTGGAACGGCAACCCAACCGCTGATTACAAGCTCTGTGTATCGTGAGATTTATAATTACGACCATGAACAGTCGAGGGCGATGCTTACCAACCAATGCGAAAGACTCATTGAGTTCTTGGAAGAGAACAAGGATTTAATAACCAATAAAAAGGTATTTGCAAATTATGGCACTAACAATTAGCGGAAAAGTGGAGCGAATCGGCTCACCAGTGTTAATCCCTACAAAGAGTGGAAACACATTTCGGAAGAGGGAACTTGTCTTGGATTGCACACGTTTTGACTCCTCTACGGGAGAGCCTTACGAGAATCATCCCTCGTTTGAGTTCGTTGGGCAGAAGTGTGAGTTGCTCGACAAAATAAAGGCAGGTCAGCGAGTGGAAGTCAGCTTTAGCTTATCGGGTGTGAAGTACGAAGACAAGACCACCCATGAGACAAAGTATTTCACTAAGGTGGTAGGCTACAATGTTCAAGAAGTCGGTAACACGACACAGGAGGTTGCATCGAGTCAGCCATCTCCGACACCAGTACAAGAGTACGAAGATACACCATTTTAATCTATGGTTTTCAATCTAAACAATGAAGTAGAGCGCGAGGACTTCAAGGAATACGTCAATTCCTTGTATAAGCAGAAAGGGATTGTGGAGGTGAAGAAAAAGCACCGTTCACGTTCCCTCTCGCAAAATAGCTATCTTCATGTGTGCCTCAGTTATTATGCCAGTGAGTTCGGTGGTACGATGGAAGAAGTAAAGTTTGATATATTCAAGAAAGTTGTCAATCGTAGCATCTTCGCCCGTGAGAGGTTGAACAAACGAGGTGAAAAGGTGTTCTATTGGAGGAGTACCACTGACTTAGACACAAAAGAAATGACTGAAGCCATAGAAAGGTTTAGAAATTATTGTAGTAGTTTCGCAGGTCTTTACATACCTGCACCTAATGAGACAGATGCTTTATTGGAAGCTCAAAAACAAATATCATTATACGAACAATACTTATGATAGCAGATTTAAAGAATTATACTCCCGAAGATTTGGAGTTTGTCTTAGATGAAGAAGTCAAGGATTTATTTCCGCTTGAATTGGACTTTCTTGCACTTGAAGGAGAAAACCTTTTAGGAGATAAAAAGTTGAATAATAAGCGTGATGTGCTTCGGTTTGTCTCAAAGCATTTCACTTCTACATTTCCCGAAAACGAACTTGTCGAGAGGAAACTTGATGACTTTGAGAAGAGCAATATACGTGAAGAGTATTGCGAATTGCAAGAGAATGTGGTCCCTGAACGGAAACGTCTTTTAGAGGAAGCATTGGAAGAATCAAAGCGAATCAAAAAAGAAGCTGAAGAAGCCTATGCGTCAGTCCTTATGGAGGTGGCAAAATATGCTGCTGAAGTGAAGCACGGAATACGTCTTTCTCATCTTAAGGCTGGTGAACCCTTTTGTATAGCATTGGCAGGATATTACCTCGTTTATGCATGGAATGAGAAAAAGAATAAGATGGTGCTTGCTAAAGCATACGAAATACCCGATAGGTCAGAGATTTGGGCTAATGAAGAACAAAACCGTCAGTCTATGATAGACGTGTTTGGAATTGAGCTCTCAAACGAAGTCGTCATTGACAAGTCTAATGATTTACCGTTTGGGTAATTTGGATTTAATCGGTGATTCTCGGTGTATCGGTCTTATGTCGATGAATCTTATGGCGACAAATAAAATTGGTTTGTCAAGGCTAATTCAAAGTTTTGAGTTTAATTAGTTTACATGGTGCATCTTACATATTCCTTTGCCAGTCTTGATGCGGTTCGATTCCGTTTGTCGCCGCTATTCTCAAAGCGTTGGGAAGAAAATTGGGAAATGCCTGTGAAGGCAGAAGTGGGGGAGGCATACATAAAGTGTTATCCTGAAAACAGCCTTCCCCTTTTATTATCGATTATATTCAATTAAAGATTTTTCAGCCTTCTGCTTGGGAAGGTAGAAGGCTTTTGGATTAACACTTAAAACAAAATAAATAAGTATGAAACAGTTAAGAATCAAAAGAAGAGAATACCTACTCTTTGCTTTAGATTACTATAATAGGTATGTAAAAGAAACAGAGGATGTGCTTGCTCGTAGAAGAAATGGAGAAAGCGTTCCAAATGTAAAGAAAAAGACACCTGAGCAGTTGCGGAAGGAGTTTGAACATAATACAGGACTATCAGTATTTGTACTATGAAATATAAGTTACGATTATATCAAAAACAAGCCAGTGATGCTGCTGTACAAGCATTTCAGAGTAAATCAGCTGACAATGGTATTTTGATACTTCCTACGGGTGGAGGAAAGTCTCTCATTATAGCAGATATTGCATCTCGGATTGACAGTCCTCTCTTAGTTATGCAGCCTTCTAAAGAAATTTTAGAGCAGAATGTGGCGAAGCTTAAATCTTATGGCATAAAAGATTGTGGAGTTTTTTCTGCTTCTGTAGGTGTGAAAGAAATAAGGAGAATCACCTATGCGACGATAGGAACGGTTGTCAATGAAATGGATAGATTTCGTTGTTTCAAACACTGTTTATGGGATGAATGCCATCAAGGAGTAAATCCGAAGGGAGGGCAAGCAGAAACATTTATTCATGATATACCAGATAGGCAGGTTATCGGATTGACTGCAACACCATATCGATTAGGTAGAGGCTTAGATGGTACGTCTATTCTGAAATTTCTCACGCGCACGCGCCCGCGTATATTTAATAAGGTGCTATACTGTTGTCAAGTCTCCGACCTTTTATCCCAAGGGTTCCTTGCGCACTTAAATTATTATGATTGCACTACGCTTGATATGGGTAGGGTAATATCCAATTCTACTGGTGCTGATTATGATGATAAATCATTAAAACAGGAGTATATTCGTTCTCATTTCCATGAAAAACTGACGAATACCACAATGCGAGTATTAAGACCCAAAAATGGTATACCGAGAAAGGGAGTGCTTGTGTTTACGAGATACATTGAAGAGGCACAAGAACTCACTCAGAGTCTTTTGCGTGAAGGAGTGAAAGCCAGTATTGTCACTGGAGACACACCAAAACGAGAGAGAGAGTTTGTTATAGAGAACTTCAAAAGCGGCAAGATAAAGGTCGTGGCTAACGTAGGGACTCTGACCTGCCTTGACACCGAAACCGAAATCCTTACACGCGAAGGATGGAAGGGTGTTGATACCATAAAGCCAACCGACCATGTGGCGCAATATGACAACGGCGAGATTACTTTTAACGAGCCTTTGCGTATCATCAAGAAGCGCCATGTAGGCGACTTCGTTAAGGTTGAGGGCCGGTATATGAATGTCCGCATCACTGATGACCATTTTGTCATTTACAAGAAAAAAGCAAGAGTTGGCCTTAGTGAACAACGAAGGACTAAAGCCAGGAATCTTGTCGGTCAGAACATCTTCTTGCCAGTCAGCGGAGAATGTGCACCTGAACCGATTAAGCCCGAGCAGCCATCTTCCTTATGCTCTCGTAGGCGCTTCATCAATTATAACGCCTACAATTATAGGAAGAAGGGAATGAGCTATGAAGACGCAGAACTATATGAAAGGCGAACATCGCTTCGATACAAAAAGCCAAATGAACTCACGCTTGATGAGTGTTTGTTTATCGGTTTTTGGCTTGGCGATGGTACTTGCATCGGAGGCCGTTATAGCGTAACACAATCACTTCGCACCCCAAAGATGTGTGGTTGGATTGAAGACCTCCTTCAGTGTATTGGTATTCGTTTCACAGCCTGTGAATATGATGGCAAGCAGACCATGGTCAATGGAAGACTGTTAAGAGTTTGCGGCTACAAAACCTACAATCTCCCAAAAGGAACTGGAGGTGATGGTCAAGAAGTGAAGACCAACCTAACTCAACTGCTACCGTATCTAAAGAAAGGCGGCACCGACCTTTATTGGGGATTGTCTAAGGAGCAAGTTGTTGCGCTTTGCAAGGGTCTGTTTATGGCTGATGGATGGCATGGCGATATGAGAAAGCCTAACTCCATCTGCTTCTGCTCGGCTGACAAGCCGTTGATTGACCTGCTTCAGGCTATTTGCGCTTGCCGTGGGCTGTGCATGCAGATTTCTCAAACCAAAAGAGACGATTACAAGGTCCCGTTTTTCAGAGTGAGTGTGCGAGAGGCTGCATACCACCAACTTGTCAATGAAAGGCTTGCCCTTGAGTGTAATGACAAATCCGAAGAAGTTTGGTGTGTTACCATGCCAAAAGGTACGATTGTTACTCGTCGAGGTGGAATGGTTGCAATTCTTGGTAATTGTGGCTTTGATTATCCAGAGCTTGATACTGTAATCTTAGGTCGTCCAACAAAAAGTCTTGCTCTTTATTACCAAATGGTTGGTAGAATTATTCGCCCGTCAAAAGACAAAGATGGCTGGGTAGTAGATTTAGGAGGAAACATAAAGCGTTTTGGTTTGGTTTCCGACTTGAAAATTTCCTGCCCATCAAACTCTTCCAAATGGGCGGTTTATTCAAATGGAAGACAACTTACTAACACAATAATCATTTAATCATGTTCCCATACTATAAGAAGAAAAAGAAATCAGACACACCGAAGAGAAAGAAGCGAGACCTTATCAAGAAACTTGACAGGGTGTTTGCGCTTTATATTCGGCTACGTGACGTTATGCCAGGTGGTTATGGTAGATGTATCAGCTGCGGGCGAATTAAGCCGTTCAGCGAGCTTGATTGCGGTCATTTTCACGGCAGGATGCACATGAGTACTCGCTTTGACGAAGATAATGCCCATGCCGAATGTCATTTTTGTAACAGAATGAGTTCCGACCACCTAATCAAGTATCAAGAGAATCTCATTAGGAAAATAGGAATTGCAAGGTTTGACATGTTGAAGTTGAGGGCTGCATCTACCACGCATTGGCTTGACTTTGAACTCGAAGAGAAAATAGAACATTACAAAAAAGAAGTAATTAGATTAAGTTATGAAAAGGGAATATCAGTTAAAATATAAATCGCTCACGTTTCACAACGTAAGCGACCAACCAATTAAGCATTTGAGTTTTATGAATTTCTTATTTTGAAAATGTCAAAATCAATCTTGATTTGCAAATATACAAATTTAGTTTCAATCATGCAAATAATTTAGTATTTTTAACTATAAAAATTGTGATTTCTGCTATATTTTTTGTAATTTTGTATAATTCTAAATATAGAAAGAGTTTTATGGAAAGAGAACGAAAAAGACAGGATGAATTAGTTTCCTTTTTACAAGACACAACAGATACGCTATCAAATCAGATAGGTATTTTGTGTCGATTGAGTGTTAACGACCCTAATGAGGTCAAGTGTATAATTGACAAGCTATATTCTTTAAAGTCATATCTTTCAGAAGTATATGATGAACAACTGAATTGGCTTGAAACATACGAACAGAATAAATAAGGTTAGCTCTATGGCTGATAGGACGTTTAAGTTCCATGAAGATTGGAAGAATGTGATTCAGGGTTTGCCAGATGACATCAGGCTCGAAGTTTACGATTGTATGGTTAGGTATGCATTCGGGGAAACAGTCGAGGGGTTGAAGCCTATGGCAAGCATCGCATTTAACTTCATTAAGCCTGCTATAGATGCTGATATTCAAAACTACAAGGCTATTTGTGAACGCAATAGAAGAAACATAGCTAAAAGGTATGAGAAAACTCAAGTTGATAACGGAAATCTACCAGTGGTTACCAGTGGTTACCAGTCGTTACCAGTGGTAGATTTGGTAGATTTTAAAGAAAACAAAGAAACCAAAGAAAAAGTAATACAAAAAGAAATAAAAGAAATAAAAGAAATAAAAGAAAACCCCTCTAAAGAGGGGGAAAAGAAAAACAAGTTTTCTTTTGCATCCAATAACCCCATCGAAGAGCGAATAAAAGACTTTATCGCCAAGGTTATGCCATATACAGAAAGATATGGTCAACAGATTATTGATGATTTTATTTCTTATTGGACCGAACATGGACCTAATGACCGTTTGTTCCGCAAGGAAAAAGAGACATCTTTTGACATTGGTAGGCGTTTGGGAATGTGGGCTCGTAACAATAGCAGATGGCAGGGAAAACCTATTGTCGATATGACCAAATATCCGATTGATTGGCAAAAGGTAATGAATTGGTACAATTCTCTTGGTCTTGTTCCTATAAAGAGCATATCTGAATTGACCGATGAGCGCAAAATGGCTTATATATCGGTTTTTGACGTTTACAACGATACCAATGAATTCAAGAATGCTTTGGTAGAAATAAAGAAGATGATCAATGTGTCTTATCATTTGAAGGGGGGTAATAAGGATAATTGGAGGGCTGATTTCATGTGGCTATTTAAGATTGAAAACTTTATGAACGTGAAAAATGGAAAATACAAAGACAAGGTATAATGACAAGAACGTAGAGGAAACACGAATCCCCGTTCAAGACTTTGATTGCGAAGAGAGTGTGCTTGGTTCGTTGATGGCATATGGCGGTTCGTTCAATGAAGTTAGCGAGTTCCTCAATGAGGATTGCTTTACGACAATGGTACATAAGGACATATACAAGGCAATAGTCAGTCTATCAAAACAAGGTATAGGTATCGACTTGGTTACTGTCTATGGTGCGTTGAAAAAGATGGACTCAAAAGTGCAAATGTACGAAGTGGCAGATATATCCACTAAAGGCACATTCGCTAACTTGCAATTCCACGTTCTACGTCTGAGGGAATTAAGCATACGGCGAAATATCTGGTCACTTGGTCATAAGATGGTTAATGCAGGGACAAGTGAAGTGGATGATGTGAACGACATCAAGCAATATGTCATAGACGGACTGAACAACTATTTTGACAAGGCAGACAATGTATATACTCTTGGCGATTCGATAGAGAGTCTTAACGAGATAATAAAACGAAATCTAAGTGGCAGTTACATAACAGGTACACCAACTGGTTTTCGCTCTTTCGATGAAAAAGGTGGCTTACAGAAGTCTGACCTTATCATCGTGGGTGGTGAAACATCTCAAGGAAAAGCCTTGCGAATGGACGAACTTATATTAACTCCGACAGGCTGGGTGAAAAATAGAGATTTGAAAATTGGCGATGAGGTGTCTTCTATAGATGGTGAACCTTCTTATGTACAGGGAATATATCCTCAAGGTGTAAAAGACATGTATCGCATTAATTTTTCTGATGGACGGTCGGCAGTTTGTAGTGGAGACCATCTATGGGAGGTAGGGGCAACGACATTCAAATCTGGTAATAGGATTTTATCTACTCTCCAAATTAAGGATATGCAAGAAAATTCATCAGCTTTCCATAACAGAATGTATGTGCCTCTATACTGCGGAAAATTTGGCGTTCATAGGTCGTTTGTTATTGACCCATACATTCTTGGTGTTTTGATTGGAGACGGGTGTCTAACGAGAGGTGTCGTTATTGCAAATTGTGATGAATTCGTATTTGAAAAGGTGAAAGAAAGAAGCATTTTAGGCGTAGTTAGAAGAAAAACAAAAGACAGGGTTGACGCAATTTCCTTAACCGATGGTAGAACTGGAGGTAAGAGTAATCCATACTTAGACGAATTAAGAAGACTTGGATTGTACAATCGCCATAGTTATGACAAATTTATTCCTCAAGAATATTTAGATTCGGATTATGAGCAAAGACTTAATCTTTTGAATGGTTTGATGGACACTGACGGTGATGTGGATAAAAATGGGTGTATTCATTATTCTACGGTCTCAAAGAAACTTGCTGAAGATGTTGTTTATTTGTGTAGGAGTCTTGGGTATAAGTGTTCAATGTTTTCTCATAAAAGCAAGTTTAGGGATAAAGAATATTGTGTTCATTATAGGGTAACCATAGCAGGTGAAAACGAGAATCTTGTGGTGACACTTCCACGTAGAAGGGAAAGAATAAAAAGTAGGAAGCGTGTATCAAACTGTATTCGTTCAATAGAGTTTATAGGTCGCGAAGAATGTCAGTGTATTAAAGTATCACACTCCAGGGAGTTGTTTATAATGAAGGATTTTGTTGTGACACATAATACCTCTCTCGCTTTGTGTATCGTGTCTAATGCTATCCGTAACAACGCGAAGGTTGCTATGTATAGTCTTGAAATGACACGACAACAACTCTCCGCACGACTCCTTTCTTCACTCTCAGGAGTACCTTCAAGCATGATTCTTTATAGCAGTACACTAACACCAACCGAATTGCAGTTGATAGACCGAGCAAGAGGGATGCTCCCAGGTAATAATCTTTATTTCGATGATAGCAGCACTTCGAACATAGACAGCATACTAATCAGTATTCGTAACATGAAATCGAAGTACGACATCGATGGTGCCGTAATAGACTACCTACAAATCGTTGGTGTGAATGACAAGCGCACAACGAGAGAGCAGCAGATGGGTGATGTATCTCGCCGACTGAAGAACATCGCAAAGGAATTGAATATATGGGTTATTGCTTTGAGTCAGTTGAGCAGGGATTCATCCAATCCCGTTCCCAATCTGAATAGACTTCGTGATAGCGGTCAGATAGCGGAAGCAGCCGATGTGGTTGTCTTCGTCTACCGACCAGAGTACTACCACCGCGAGAACTACCCAGCACCCTTTGAGGATGCTCAGAGGTTTCCCGTCTTGAATACCGCTATGGTTGATGTGGCTAAAGGAAGAAATATCGGTACCTTCCAGTTCTTCCTTAACTTCAACAAGCAAACAACAACTTTTTATGACAATGATATGATGGATAATATCAATCTTGAACATCTTGATACTGACCCAGTTGAAGAGGATGCTCCTTTTTAGTATTTTTAACAATAAATCGGTGTAATATATTTTCATATATTTGCATATATGAAATAAAAGTCGTATATTTGCATATATAAATAGATAACCAAAGTAATAACCAATTAAACAGTTTGAGATTATGTTACAATCAGAATTCTTCGAAAGAACACAGGTAAACCTCACAGGCGAGGAATACGCAGAGGTAGAACGTATGTATAATGCGGTGACGATGGACAAGGACACATTTTGCAAGATGTGGCTTGAGTTTAAGGACAACCAACTTGTTAAGGAGTTGATGGCAAAGGTTGAACAGGAGGAAGAAGAAAGGAAGAACGTTGAAAGTTCTTTCAAATCTTTGGTATCTGACATGAATGTACTTCGTTCAGAAAATGACCGTCAACTTCAAGAAATGAGCGACATGCACAAATCAGAAATGGAAGAGTTCGGAAAGAAGCTTATTAAGGCAGGTGAGTACGACTTCCCTTCAGACATCTACGATGCAATCGAGGAAGAGTTTGGTATCGGTTTCATCATCAAGACCAAGTGGGAGCAGAGCATCGAACTTTCCGATGAAGAAATCCAGTACATGGTAAACAAGTTATAAGTCATGGATTCAGTAAAGATTATCGACAATTTCATGTACTACTTCTACAACAAGTGGAATGAGTACGAAGCAGAGAAGGTGTTTGGTCGTGCCTTAGGCAAACACATCTACGAAAAGTACCTTGAACTTGACAAGCACGTTCTCCGCTTCTACGGAAGTCTTGACAAGGACTGTAGAAATAAGTTAGTAGATAGAGTGAATGAAGTATATTCAACCAATTAAACAATCAAAATTATGAACAAGAAAATGAGACAAATCATCGAGATGTCGATGAACAAACTTGAAGATGAAAAAGCAAAGCTTCAAGAACTTTGGGACGAACTCCAAGAATCGTATGACAACCATTCCGAGGCATGGCAGGAGTCAGAGAAAGGTGACGAAATGCAAGAAGAGTTGGATTTATTCGACGAATGCATATCTAACTTGGACTCCGCTATCGACAACCTCACCGAACTTTACGACAGATGAAGTATAAAGGTTACATATTAAGAGAAGTCAAAAGTGACCTACCCTACCCTATCTATGGTGTCTATTCGCCGAAAGGTGAGGAAGTGGGTAGGACACTTCTCACGAGTGAATTCAAGGAGTTGGTTGATACTCACATCAGCATGACCGATGGTACTTATCTAAATGAATTTAAACAACAATAGCATGGCAGATTTAATAATGAATGTAACCCCAGCCCACCCTATGACAGCCGAAGAGATTAAACAATCGGTAGAAAGGGCTATTTACTTAAATCATTTGGCATACGTTCTTGCCGATGTATCCAATTCATTCTTTATGGATGCATCAAGCATATTTGAGTCACTTGGCACTCCATACAAGCAGTCGGAAAAACATAAGTATAACAATATGGTCAAGACGACTAAGACAGCTATGTATGCTACTAAGGAATTGGCAAAATATATTTACCATGAATCGATTGTAGATGTGTCTTCCTACGATAGCGATTGGTTTTACAATCTTGTTAAGCTTGTCGTTGATAGGATAAGTACAGATAAAATCAAAACGCACATGTTATTGGAGTTCCTTGATACCATGCCGTCGTTTGGCACATTTAAAGTTGGATTAAGTACATTTCAAAAGTTAGATAATTAAACATTGAGATTATGGATTTTTTTAAGACAATCGCAGATTTTCTGCAAGACGGACAGCAAGTAAGTATGGCTATCCGCAAGAACGGCACAACCCTGGCCGTAAGCATCATGCCCGACAATCGTGGTGTGAAAGACAAAGCAGTAGAGAATATGACTCCGTTGGTTATGAGTGGCACTCCCGAGGACTTCGAGGATGGCTTTAAGGATGCACTCAAACCATTGGCAGACGCACAAGGTTTCGTGTCGAATATCAAGCAGTTCGAGGAAGGTATCGAGAAAGCCAAGAAAGAGTCTGAAATGGCTAAGAAGCTCAAGGACGATGCTACCAAGCAGAAGAAGGAGTTTAACGACCTTATCGCCCTCGCACGTAAGAACAAGGACGAGCACAAGTTCAAGGATGCAAAAGCTATCCTCGTCAAAGCTAAGGCTCTTCCGTCAGCTGACAAGGCTACCATTGACAAGGTGTTCAGCGAGATTAACGCAGCAAGCGGTGTCGGCAATATGTTCGGTGGCGAAGAGGATTTGAGCGACGGAAAGGATTTAGCAACAGAATCAGATAACGAACCAGAAAACGAAGAGGAGGAATAAGATTATGTCATTAAATATAACAGGAATGAAGCGAGTGTTCAAGTATGGCGCTCGTGAGTTGGAAGACCCAGGCAAGGGTATGACTCCAGACGAAGTGATGCAATTCTATTCAGCTACCTATCCTGAATTGACTACAAGCAATGTGCATGGTCCTAAGATTGATGGGAACAAGGCTGTGTATGAGTTCAAGACAACTGTAGGTACGAAAGGATGAAAAAATGCAAGTTCAAGGACAAAGAACGGTCGGAGTTCTACAAGGCTTTACATACCATTCTAAAGTCAAGGCAAACGCAGTATGGCGTAAGGGAGGAAAGGAGACTACTTCTTCCTCCCCAAGCACCTCTTCTTTTCTGACTACCTCGATTGAGCCTATAAGGATTTCTGATAAAGACGCTTCGTGTTGCTTTGGCATTGACATCAATGAGAGTTATTTCCAAATTCTATCTTGTTGTAAGCGGTTCTTAAGATTGGTAGGAATCAAGTTCGATTTCAATCCACAAAGCAACTTGTCTATATTTCAAAAACTCGGAGAGCTGATCGATTACTTTTCGGAGAAAATAGAGCATCTTGGTTTGAAGTATGTAGTCAGCAAGAAGGATATGTTCGGAAATGATGTGAATGTATTGGAGAGCATTGTGTATCGACCAGGAACGGAAATGGACAATGTGGTTATGATACTCTATTGCTCTCCTGTCTTTTATCTATCTCCATCTGGTTCTCAGTTATACAAGCGGTATATGAAGTTCGTATCTGATAGCACGTGTATTCCTTTTGGATGTTCTGACTATGGTGAAAACTTTTACCTTGATTGTATCGTGAATATGTCTGATGATTATTTAAATGAATACTTAGACGAAAACGAAAAAAGATTCAAGAATGAACTAAATAAGTATCAGAAAGGCGGCGAGTATTGGAAACTATTTAATGAGATAGACAACCTACCAAAAGAAAGTGTTGCAGTTCTCCGTGACGACATGAAATCATATCTTCAAGTCTGTCCTCCCGATGAAAAGAGTCTTTTCCAAGTCATGTTGAATGGAATTGATATTATCAAAGATGCAAATATAAATTGGTTTAATTTCAATCCCTATAACGATGGACTGCCTAATGAGCATGGCCGTTACGACGATGATTCTTACAGTAGTGCTGTTTTAGCTTCTGCTATCCTTTTTTCTGAGAATGATGGTGTGAGTGATTCTTTACTTGACTACGTGAATAGTGATGCAGATTGTGGGTTGACCTTTACAGGTTGGAATATCCATCAGCGTCTCAGTCCTAAAATAGACAAGAAGATAGTAAACGAATTTATCAGATGTAAAGATTTGGTAGCCGACTTGGATGGTTGGTTGACTGACTTCTACGTCGAATCAACAAAATTTGACCTATATGGGAAATCTGAGCAAGATGTTAAATGAGAAATTAGAGCCTACGGATGCTTTACTCTTCTATAAGAGTAATCTCAATGATGGCTCATATATAGAGCATAGACCAATCCAAAAAGGAGTTATGTGCGCAGGGAAGCCTCTCGAAATAGATGTTATTGCCAAACTCCTAAAAACCGTTGACAAGTACGCGCATGGTGCTACATCTATGGTTTCGTTACATGGAGAGATACCCGAAAACCTATTATATGCAAGCACGAGTATTGACAGTTATAAGTTGGTTTGGTATCGGAAGCCCGAAAAGCGAATGTTCTATTTCACCCAAAGTCTTAACATACCCAATGGAGAGGTGGTAGTGCCAGGTTTGGTGTATGTAACAAATGGTGTCACACTTTCTATCTATGCATTCAAGGGTACAAAACCAAAGAAGATACTCTACAAGGCACCGTTCTTCAATGTAGATAACAAGGTCTGTCTTGGAAACGGAAAAATGCAAAAACCGAGGGAGCAGACCTACGCTAACTGGATGGCATATTGGGAAGATTTGTTTTGGAAAACGGAGTTCGCTCACATCTTAGGTAGTAATCCGATAAAGGGCAATCTGTCTCTTATCATGAAAGATTGCATAGAGCACGATAATCCTTTTCCAATATCTTCTCTGATTAGAACAAAAACAACATTACAAACATTATACAAGAATTGACAATGAAAGCAAAAGATTTGATGAAAATTCTGAACTCTGTCAACCCTGACTCAGAAGTGGGTTTGAGTTTAGGCGCAGATGGAGAATACGAATACAGAAAGGCGTGCGCCAAAGCAGAGTTGGTATCAAGTGAGTGTCTTTGTTATCTCGCAATTGACAAAGTGGTTATTAACGATACCAAAGAAGATTATGGTTTATGGGCAGATATTGTTTTGAAACAGGATAACATCACAGACATGGAATCGTATGTCAAGGACTTCGATAAGCTGTATCCGAAGTATGAGCCTAAAACGAAACGGAATAAATAATAAAAATGATGTAAACTATGGAAAGAAATGTAAAAATTTGTATCGAACAGTTCGATAATGGGATTTCGGCAAAATGCCAAGACATGAGTAAAGATGTAGATGATTCAAATTGGGTTGCTTATGGTGAAGATATTGACGAAAAGCTCGGTCATGAAATCATGAGTGATATTCGTTATCTCATGGATTTGAGTGCGCAGAATATCATTCAATTGGAAATTAAATACTCAACGCCAAATGAAGTATAAACATTTCGTTCATCCGTATATCTTGGCTCCCGTCCACTCACTAACTATCGCATTGGTTGGTGCAGGCGGTACGGGTTCGCAGGTCTTGACTTCGCTCGGTAGAATGAATTACGCATTGAGGGAGTTAGGACACCCTGGGTTCGATGTTATGGTTTATGATGCGGACATAGTTACAACGGCTAATTGTGGCAGGCAGCTATTCTCACCTGTTGAGGTCGGTAGGAACAAAGCGGAGGTACTTGTCACAAAGCTAAATATGTTCTTCGGCACGACATGGGAGAGCATTCCCGAAATGTATGAGAGCACATCAAAGCAGGCTAATATCATTATCTCATGTGTTGATACGGTAAAATCCCGACTTGCCATCAAGGAGAACCTTGAAGCAAAGAATCGGTCGTCTTGGAACGATATTGAGAGGAATTACTATTGGCTTGATTTTGGCAACACGCAGAACACAGGGCAAGTAATACTCGGAACACCGAAGAATCTAAGCACAAAGGTACAACGTGGAAATGTAGGCAAACTACCTTGTGTTACTGATATGTTCAACCTCTCCGAAGTGAACGAGAAGAAAAGTGGTCCGAGTTGTTCTCTCGCCGAAGCCTTGAGCAAGCAGGATTTGTTCATCAATTCCACCCTTGCACAAATAGGCATGGCTCTTTTGTGGAAGATGTTTACCAAAGGAGTATTGGAGTATCATGGTGCTTTTCTGAACTTGGAGACGATGAAAGTCAATCCTATCAAAGTGACTAAATAATCGGTCGTATATTTGCATATATGCTAACTTTTTTGTATATTTGCGTAAGAATATAAAAGGTAACCTATGCGCCCTAAAAACGCGCATAAATAGCCTATAAACGTTAAAAAATAATAAATTATATGGAAAATGTAAGGGTTTGTATTTAATTATTAAACACTTTACTTATATTTGCGAAGTTAAACGTTTACTATTATAATTCCAAAGAAGATGGCATTCGACAGTCTTGATTATTTGTCAGATTACTACAATAATGGGCAATACCCCAAAATCCACAACAACATCATGGAAGTATTGAAAGAACTCCCTCCTATGTCTGTCATGGATATTGGTTGTTGCACAGGACTTCTCTCGAAAAGATTATCTGAGGTTCACACCGAAGTGATAGGAATAGAGCCAAATCCTAAATACATACAGATAGGTGTTAAGTCAGATAATATTAAATACTATAATATCGGTGTAAACAAGGAAACGTTGCCAGTGTTGAAAGAGCTTATAAAGATGCATAACATTAAATGCTGTGTAATGCGAAGGTGTTTGCCTGAGATTTGCAATACTGGTGGTATATCTTTATGTGTTCAATGGATATACTTACTGTATAAATTGAACGTTGAGTATTTAGCCATAGAAGGACGTGTTGTATCCAAGAGAGCCTCTAACGCTTTATATTCAATAGAAAAAGAAGTAGAACTTTGTCTAGGTATGTACGATGTGATAAAATCCTATAGGGCATGCCGTCTTTTAAAAATACAAAAACATGAATAGCTATAACGGATTTACTCCTTATCAAAGAACGAAAGGAGACAAAAAACTTAAAGCTGCCGTTGAAGCAGGAATAATTAAGTCCGCAATGGAACAGAGTTGTTCTATGTGTGGTCAAGACAAAGGGATTAGGCATCTACACTGCGAAGACTATTCGGAAGAAAATATTGTATCTGATGCCGTCTGTCTTTGTTGGAGGTGTCACATGATGCTACACACAAGATTTTATCATCCTAAATCTTGGCATAAGTACTTCTGCGATGTGGTTCTTCACAAAAAGCAATACCCACCAGTTTATCGACCTAATGATTGGGATGTTTTAAAAGAACATTATATAGACTGATATGATATTTTATAGCGAAAAAAATGTTTACGAAGCTGCAAAGGAGCGAATAAATAGGATATTTGATAAACATACAGATGTTCCTATTATCGTTTCTTTTTCAGGTGGCAAGGATTCTACGGTGGTGTTGAATCTTACCCATGAAGTCATGCGAGAAAGAGGTATTCAAAAGATACCTGTTTTTTGGCTCGACCAAGAAATAGAATCCCCTTTTGTTGTGGATTACATGAGACGAGTAAGGGATTTGCCGTGGGTTGATTTATATTGGGTTCAATCAGAATATCCTAAATACAATGCTCATATAGGCAAGTGGGAGTCTGCGTGGCCCAAAGGAGGTCAATGGTTAAGGGATAAAGAGCCGAATAATCCTTATGTGGATTTCGACACCTCTGATTATAAAAATTATTCGTCTGAATACAATTTCTTTCTGAATAAGATATTCGGTGAATATGTCACTATTGGTGGCTTACACATAGACGAAAGTCCTACCCGAAGAATGTCACTACTAAAAAAGGCTGAGACTATGTGTCCTTTCACGCAAGATAAAATCGGTGGCGGAGTGTATTATCCTCTATTTGATTGGCGCGTGTATGATATATGGTATTACATATTCTCTAACAAGCTCGATTATTGTAAGCAATACAATTACATGTTTTCATCAACAAATCTTATTCAGTGTCGTGTAGGTTCTTTTTGGAACGAACAGAGTCATAAAGGGCTTAATAAGATGAAATCCATCTGTCCTATGTGGTATGATAAGGTTTGTAAAAGAGTAAAGGGTGTTAATACCACATATCACTCGTATGAATTCTTGACTGAATTCGTAAACAACTTGCCGCCTTATTTCTCTTCTTGGAAGGAATACGTGTTTTATCTTATTGATAATATCACAGCAGAAGAGTTCCATGCCAAAATGAAGAAGAAATACCTTACTGTACTTGGTAACAGTTTAAGCAAGTGCAAAGGCTATAAAGACCTTGAGGATATTGTGGATGCAACATTAGGACGCAGCGTTGCTATTTGCGCCATAAAAGAAGACCATAATCTGAATAAAATCAGTCATACTCATTATTCCTTAGAAAAATTAATAAAATCAAAATTAGATGAACGCAAAGGATAGTATAATAAAAGAATTTGAGACTGCTAATGATAAGGTTGGCTATCTCAATGAAATTAAAAGTTTCCTTTATGAGCTGTCACCGCTGAAATCTCAGCCAGTAGATAGGGTGATTTGGGTGCCAAAGGAAAAAGTTGTTGCAAACGATTACAACCCTAATCATGTTGCGCCAAAAGAGTTGTCTTTGTTATATACGTCTATC